AGATAAGAAGGAAGACGCCACCAATGTTAATAATGGTAGCATTACGCTTAGTTGGAACCAGGGCGAAGTCACAGTAGATGGGTAAGCTTGGTGAGTATGATAGCAATGCTAAGCCCAGATCAGTCTATCAAAGGAAGTATTCAGCAGCTCATAGAGATGACAATGCAGCTAGGAAGAGAGCTAGACGTAAGCTTGAGAGTGAAGGAAAGGTTAAGCCATTTGATGGTAAGGATGTAGATCATTCTAATGGTAACCCAAAGGATAACAAGAGAAGTAACTTGAGTGTGATGAGTAGGAGTAGGAATAGGTCTAAGCACTAGATGTATATATATAAGATCCAGTCTGTCTTAGCTATGCGCGCGAGGCAACCAGGTAAATCTTTTCGCTTTCATTAGGCGGTAACCTGGTAATCTGAATCTGAAGCTATGTATAGTCTAGCCGCCGTTGTAGAAATAATTAGTCCAGGTCTAGTCCATTTTTTATGACGTTTTCCTGGAGCGACCACCCTATACCCCCCAAACACCTGGCGCCGCTCTGTAACGTATATATACTATCTTAGGAGTTTCTTACACTCATGCACATCGTCATTCCTTATACGCCACGATCTCTGCAAGCTAAGATCCATGATGACTTAAACAAGCATAGATGGGGCGTTATTGTTTGTCATCGTAGAATGGGTAAGACGGTGATGGCTATAAATCACTTGTTGAGGAGTGCTATTTTATGTGAGAAGCCTAATCCAAGGTATGCATATCTAGCGCCCACTTATAGGCAAGCTAAAGCAGTTGCCTGGGATTATTTGAAGCAGTTTGCTGAGAAGATACCCACCGCTAAGTTTCATGAGACTGAGCTTAGATGTGATCTGCCTAATGGAGCTAGGATAAGTTTGTTAGGTGCTGAAAATCCAGATAGCTTGAGAGGGATTTATCTTGATGGCTGTTTTATGGATGAGGTTGCGGATATGCCTGAGAGTGTGTTCCCTGAGATTATTCGACCAGCTTTGTCAGATAGAAAAGGGTTTTGTTATTTTGTAGGCACTCCTAGAGGGCAGAATGCTTTTTATGAGATGTATGAGAATGGTGTTCATAGGGATGACTGGTACACGGCTATTCATAGGTCGAGTGAGACTGGTATTATTGATGAAGAAGAATTAGATAGCGCTAAAGAGACAATGACAGCTGATCAGTTTGCTCAAGAGTATGAGTGTTCCTGGGTGGCTAATGTTCCTGGTAGTATTTATGGAAAAGAGATCCAGGCGGCGCTGGAAGACAGACGAATATGTAATGTGCCATATGACCCAACAACCAGGGTTGATACTTTTTGGGATCTAGGTATTGGTGATTCAACGGCGATTGTGTTTACCCAGAGTGTGGGTAGGGCTGTTCATGTTATAGATTGTTATGAAAACAGAAATGAAGGGCTACCTCATTACGTTGATGTATTGCAAAGAAAACAATATTTATACGGCAATCATTTTGCACCGCATGATATTGAAGTCAGAGAATTGAGTACTGGTAAATCCAGAAGAGAGATAGCTTATTCATTAGGAATTAATTTTAGGGTTGTTCCTAAATTGCCAGTTGAGGATGGTATCCACGCTGGGCAGTTATTAATACCTAGAACATATTTTGATGCAGAAAAGACTAAAGGGTTATTGGATGCATTAAGGCAGTACCATAGAGCGTATAATGAAAGAACCAGGAGCTTTAGAAACTCTCCAGTTCATGACTGGTCATCGCATTTTGCTGATGCCTGGAGATATACATCTATTGGTATAAAAGAAACTGTAGCTGATACAAGACCGCCACAATTAATGGCGCAAAATGATTATAATCCCTTTGAAAAAATAGGAGCCGCATAATGGGTTTTTTAAAATCGCCAAAAGCACCACCACCACCGCCGCCACCACCTCCAGCGCCAGCAATAACACCAGCTAAAACAAAAACAGCTGATAGAGCTGCTGATACTCAGGCAAGAAAAAAAGGTCAGGCAGCAGCTAATGTAACTGGTGGTACTGGTTTATTGCAAGAAGCGCCAACATCTAAGCCAAGTTTACTTGGTCAGAATAAGTTGAGTAACACATAAATGGCTGAAATGTATAGTGGCGTCCAGACAGTTGGTAGTGATACTGACAAAAGGGGCGCCATATTAATGAAAAGGCTTAGCACCTTGCAAAAACATCGTGCTAACTGGGAATCTCATTGGCAAGAAATTGCAGATTATATTATTCCCAGGAAAGCTGATATTACCAAAAAGCGTACCTCTGGTGATAAAAGAACAGAATTAATATTTGATGGTACAGCTATTCATGCAGCAGAACTTATGTCAGCTAGTTTGCATGGTATGTTAACAAATGCGGCATCACCTTGGTTTGCTCTTAGATATACAGATGATAATTTTGAAGAAGATGATGACGCTAAAGAATGGCTTCATACAGCTGAAGATGTAATGTACCGTGAAGTTGCCAGGTCAAATTTTCATGAAGCTATCCATGAGTTATATACAGATCTAGTTTGTTTTGGTACTGGCGTCATGTTTGTTGATACAGATAATGATGGCGTTTTACGTTTTAGCACTAGACATATATCTGAATGTTACCTTGCAGAGGACGAGATGGGTCGTGTTGACACCGTCTACCGTGACTTTCGTATTTCAGCCAGGGCAGCTGTAAAACAATTTGGTGCAGAAAATGTTGGGAAAAGAATTGCTAAAGTTTACAAGGATGATCCTAACGAAGAAGTAAAGTTACTTCATATTGTTATGCCAAGAGAAGAAAGAGATCCAGTTAAGTTAGATAATAAAAATAAACCTTTTGCCTCTATATATATGGATCCAGAAGAAAAGATTATTTTATCTGAAAGCGGATATGATGAATTTCCATATTGTGTGCCACGATATTTAAAAAGCTCATTTGAAAACCAAGGTTATGGACGATCTGTAGCCATGTCAGCATTAAGTGATGTTAAAATGGTTAATAAAATGTCTGAAGTTGTTATAAGGGCAGCGCAATTACATATACATCCACCACTTATGGTTCCAGACGATGGTTTTCATATGCCAGTCAGAACTGTGCCTGGAGGTTTAAATTTTTATAGATCAGGTAGTAGAGATAGAATTGAGCCATTAAATATTGGAGGCAATAATCCAATAGGGCAAGAGCAGTTAGAGCAAAGACGCCAGGCAATAAGAGCAGCGTTTTATGTTGATCAGTTAATAATGGGTAATAGCCCTAATATGACAGCAACTGAAGTTATACAAAGAACTGAAGAAAAAATGCGATTGTTGTCACCAGCTTTAGGTAGAATGCAAGCTGAGTTACTGCATCCATTAATAAATAGAATATTTGCTTTATTATCGAAAAGAAAAGCTTTTGATAATGCACCAGAATTTATGCAGTCAGGTGACATTGATATTGAATATGTATCACCAATGGCTAAAGCTCAAAGATCAAGTGATGTTCAATCTGCAATGCAATTATTTGGCTTCTTACAGCCTCTTATGCAAATAGATCCTTCTGTTATCGATTTCTTGGATGTTGATGGACTGGCTGAGCATATTATTAAGGTTACTAACGTACCAGCTACGGTTGTTAGAGGTAAAGCTGATGTTGATGAACTAAGACAACAAAGAGCATCTCAGCAGCAAGAACAAGCTGAAATGCAACAAACAATGCAAACAGCAGAAGCCGCTGGTAATGCAGCACCAGCTCTAAGAGCCATTGAAGGATCTTCTCCAGAAACTCAAGAAGGTATTGGAGAAATTCTAAGTGGGCTAGGGGCAGCTGAACAATGACGCCAGAACAATTAAAGGTTTTGTATAAAGAAGTTTTTACATCAGATAGCGGTAAAAAAATTATGGAAGACTTAGGTAAAAGATTTTCGATGAATAATTCTACCTATGTGCCTAATAGTGATGAAACTGTCTACAAGGAAGGGCAGCGTTCTGTTTTAGTTTTAATTAATAATATGATGAATAATAAACAACCAGAAAAGGAATAAAAAATGGATGACGCCCAGGTAGCGGATGCCCCAGAAGCCCCAATAGTTGAGGAAGCTGGACAAGCAACGTCTGAAGATCAGGCATTTGATTTTAGACAGCATATTGATGAAGGTTACAGAAATGATCCTTCTTTATCGACATACAAAGATATTAATGGGATGGCTAAGTCACTCATTAACGCTCAAAAGATGGTTGGCGCTGACAAAGTGGCTATACCAGGTAGTTGGGCAACAGAAGAAGACTGGTCACAAGTTTACAGTAAATTAGGAAGACCAGAAACAGCGGATAAATATGATTTATCTTTTGACCAAGGCGCAGAAGAAAACGGTCAATGGTTTAAAGAAACAGCGCATAAAATAGGATTGTCTCAAAACCAGGCGTCACAGCTTTTAGCGGCGTATGGTGAAAGAGCTAATGTTGAAACTGGTGCTGGTGAAGTAGATTTAGAAAGCCACCGTGTTACCTTAGAGCAAGATCTAAGAAAAGACTGGGGCGATAAGTTTGATGCTAATATGGCGCAAGCTAACAATGTATTGGCTGAGTTTGGTATGTCCGACCTGACTGAGATGCAAATGGCTGACGGTAAATTAGCTAGGTGACGATCCGGAAGTTATAAGGTTATTTGATCCGATAGGTGGATTTATAGCTGAGGGATTAGGTGAAGATCAATTTAGCGGAAGAGATTCACAACCTGGTTTAAGTGCAGCTGACATTGGAATGGAAGTTACCAGGTTAACGGCTCCTGGAACGCCTTATTGGGATAAGCACCACCCAGAACATGAGAAATATGTTAATGAGGCATTAAGACTTAGAGAGCTGTAATGGAAGATAATATAGTCAGACTTGAGTGCTTAAAGTTAGCAGTCAGTCATGGGTCATTGAATAACATTAATGATCCAATAGAATTAGCAAATACCTACTTTAAGTGGGTTAATCAATCTCAAGACAAGCCACAAGCCCTTGAGCGCAAACCTTTGAGTAAGGTCGTTAAGTAAACGTAAATATTAGTTTGGTCTGTAGTTTTTCAGATAGCCAGATGCTTAATCTTAATCTTAAATCTATAAGGAGATGCTCAAATGAGTACTACTATAACTACGGCTTTTGTGCAGCAGTTTAGCTCAAACATAGCCATGCTATCACAGCAGATGGGATCATTATTAAGATCATCTGTTGACGTAGAATCTGTTAATGCAGAAAAAGCGTTCTTTGATCAAGTAGGAGTTGCAGCTGCTGTTGCAAGAACTACTAGAAATAGTGACACGCCATTAATGGATACACCTCATACAAGACGTATGGTAACAATGACTGACTATGAATATGCAGATCTAATTGACTCCCAGGACAAAATTAGAATGTTAGCTGATCCAACATCAACTTATGCAAGAGCTGCGGCTGCTGCAATGGGTAGAGCAATGGATGA